CCACCAAGTATAAGGGATTCTATAAATCTGGTTAATTTTGATAGCTCGGGCATCACCACCAAAATGATTTACCAGTTTCTTTTGAATACCATTCCAATAAGTCTTGTGAGGATTTATATTGTTTTGGTTTAGAATCCAATAGCACTGATAACCATTACGAGTATCAACAACCCAACTTGGCTTTACTGGAAAGTTATTGATCTGATTCAAGAATTCCTTTTTCTTCTGCATGACGATACTGGGCTTAAAATAACGTCCTTGATCATCTCGTCCAGCATCCATATCAACAAAACAAGCACGAATTCTACTAATAGCGTACTGCTTACGTCCACCATTAACATAGAAGTAGGCATCAGCACCTTGACTATCATTGGCAATAGCAACGGTAGTAAGATGGTCTGTATGATTCATACTACTGATCTTCTTACGAGGATCACCGTTGTAACAGAAAATCTGCTGACCACCAAAAGAATCAAAAAACTTATTTCGCAAAGTAATCTGATCTCTTGTTCCAATAGCACTATGAGTCTTATCGAACGGATTAAAAGCCAAAGTATCACTAAACATTTGTTTTCCTTTTTCCAACTTCCTATCTACATTTTTGACACTGGGACAGTAAACACTACCGTCAAGAGCAATATCTTAAAAGATGGTAACGGAATCGAACCGTTATTGTACGATAGCAGAAACTATATAGGTGCTATCTTACAAGTTACCAAACACCACCTTGACTATTTACCTATATAGACCGTTATTGTCTACATCTTCATCATCCTCGTCATCTTCATAGTCCTCATCTTCGTCCTCTTCATCGAACTGATCCCAATAGTTTTCATCGTAATCATTCAGATAATCATCGTCATCATCCTCGTAATCGTCCTGACTAAAATCAGCCTTATAAAGAGGCTTGAGTAGTTCACCCTCGTACTCACCAACTACTTCGTAGCGGCAAGTGCGGAGCTTTTCATAGTTACAATCACTAGGAACACTCACAACATCCTTGGGATTAATCTTGACAATCACGATGCGGTCGCCAGCCTCAAGACTACCATAACCAGCGACATAATTCAATGCCCCAGCATGAAGTCCATTAGAACAACCTCGACCACGATCATCGTCTACCTTTGCTCGTTGCATTTGGCAGACCTGACCAACCCTGTTGTCAAAAACTCCCCTATACTTATCCTTAAAGTCTGAACGAACAGCCTTATAAGCGAGGAAGAAACCATCCTCTGTTATAGGCAGATGCTCATGCTCCAAGAAATCATACAGTTCCTTCTGACTCTGCATACTTGGATTTTCCATGAGATTATTCAGAAAATTAACAAGGGGCTGAAAGGGCAATCCCTTGCTAATAAACTCCAGAATACGCTTGCTGATACTGCCATGAACTTCCTCACCCTCGTAGAGAACCTGTCCATTCTTGATCTCCACAAGACCATCGCTAAAAGTAGCAACAGCCTTTTGAACATCAACAACTTCCAACAGTTCCTCTGCCGTAGCAGTAGGAAGTCTTTCCAGAATCAACTTATAGTTGATATGATCTGGCAACACCTGATAACTCTGATTATTAAGAACCAGCGTCAAATTACCATCCACAAACATAAACGGAACAGCCATAATCCAAACTCCTAATACTTTTAGTTACGATACCTGTGATACTGTCATTTTACACTAATCGGCAAGCTTGTCAAGGGGTCTTGAGAAATTTCTGACTACTTGATCAAACTACTCAACTGAATTTTAAAGAGGTCAATACTTTCCTGACTCATCTGCTCGACCCAATCCCTACTTTGCTTTCCATAGTATGAACGATCTTCGATGATAGGATTCTGACTAGCTTTAAGGTCTACCAGATTACCAGACACTTGATGATTACCCATAATCAATTTCAGCATAGGATTCTTGTCTACCTCAGTCTTAATCTTTTCCCTAATCTCAGAGATTTTCCACCTCTTCAAATCTTCCTCAGAAGTTCCACGGATAATCTTCAGATAAGCGTCTGCATTATTATTACCAGAATACAAGTAATTAACAATCATGTTTGTCAAGGTATTGTAGGCCAAATTAGCATTACGAATTTCCTTGCCATCCACATTATCAATCGCAACCTCTTTCATAAGCTTAGAGATATGGGAAAGATATTCTGTTTGATTGAATCGTGGAATATTAAAAGGGCTGACATGAACAGTATTAGCAAAGAACTCTGTAAGGATAGTTTTATTCAAGCAATCCACAAGAGTCTTGTTACCAATAAACTTATCATAATCCAGACCAAAGATATTCAGGATATGAAACATAAACTGCTTATCTGTTGTTCCGTGCTGATAGTATCGGTATCCCCCAGGAATCTTTTCCTCTGTCGCATAATCTTTCTTGCAATATTCAACAAGCTTGTTTATAGAAGCAAGATTCTTAAAATGCTTTTGTGCCACAACTTTGAGTTGACGCTTCAAAAAGTCATTGAAATTAATAAGATTATAACCATCCTTCTCAAGCTTTTTGAGGAAAGCTGTTTTGATAGCATAAATCTTACTATTGCCAATCAAGTCCTTGGTTATGCTCTTTAGAGTATCCTCTTGGAGAGTTCTAGTGATACCAGCAATCTCTGGACAACCAGACTCAGGTTCCGTTCCATATCTCAACATGGGAACAAAAATAATCTCATCTTGTTCCAGAAAGTTCTCCAGTTGTTCTTCTGAAAGAATCCTCAAGTGTGTAGCGTCATTATAAGGGTTTGTAATCTGCTTACTATCCTTATCATAACCGTGGATAAAGAATACATCTTGATCGCTAACACTGCCATTAGAATTTCTATTGTAAGACTTTCTTGGGCCAGAACTTTGTGTCAGATGCTTATAGTCTGAAACCTTTAGCAGATTTTCAGCCCCAACATCTTCGATCAGTTGATCAAAACCTTCTCCGCTTTTTGTATGATCCTTAGTATCAATCAAGAGATATGCAAAACAATCATTTGCATTACAAAACCTTGTAAGAATCTTCTTTGCACTTTCTTCACTAGCAACATCGCACACAAAGAAACTCATAGTACCCTTCTTCTTCTGGTTATTCCAATAATAGGAACCTTTACCAGTAAGGGTTTCATGATGAATTCTATCTGTCAGAGCAACTTGGCGGCGAGAACGATAGCCAGCAGTCTTATAGTTAAAAACGTACAGACTCTTGCCAGCCGGAATTTTATATTCCAGATCGTTACCAGAGTTAATTGGATGATCTTTACCCTTGGGATCGGTCCAAGTAGCACCAACACCCCAGCCGCCAGCCAATTCATTCATAGTATAGTATGAAGTAATTGCTTCTACCTTATTCTGGGCAGATTTAATTTTCTTGGAGAATTCTTCCTTCATCTCCATATAAATTTCTTGGGTCTTTTTACGCAGGGTCTTGATGACATCCTTGGTATACTGCAAACCTTCACGGGAAACGTCCATTTCCAGTTCACCGATGCCAAAATCAAGTTCAAGATAAAGACCAGAGTTAAGAATCTCTCCCACAAAGCTCTTCCAAGAATCAATATCTGCTTTCTGGAAAGCCCTATTCCACTTCTGGATATGATCGGGCATCTCATCCTTTTCTTGACCAACAATCTGTGCGGTCTGAACAGGATAGGCGATATTGCCCATGATAGCTACGATACCACTGTCGATTCGATGATAACCATTAGGGAAATAGCTGTTATCATTATTGAGTCTGCATACCCTCCAGCCCTCACCACTAATGATGATGTTGGTATTGCTATACTTATGATCTTGAAGATTATTTCCAATACCACCTTCAAGAATGGGTTTCATACGGAAATAGTGGAAGATTCTCTTAGCCTTGTCTGTAAACTCTTGAAAGTCATGCTGCTTAACAGCAAAACTAATCTCAAGACCATTAGGCTCAGAGGTATTAGAAGTATTGAAAAGATTGAGAGTAGGAACTCCGCTCTCGTCAATCGCAGCAATATAGGTATACTTCTTACCGTTGTAATATGATGCGGTGGTGAAGCTCTTGGTATATGCGAAGGGACTCTTAGACCCTAGACCAAGACAACCAACAAAATCATTACTATCATTCTTGTTGGATGCTCCGTAGGTTGTATACAAGTCTTCCATATCTTCCTGACTAAGACCAGTACCATAATCTCTAACGACAAAGGTAGGATTAGCAGCAGTAGGCAGAGTTACCTTAAAAGGATTCTTATTCCCGGCAGAGATATGACTATCATAAGCATTAGTAGAAAGCTCACGAATCGCAGCCATAACCTTATCAGAGTAAAGGGAGTCTGAAAGGATTTTAAACATCTTGCTCGTCTGAGCAATATTGAACTGGTTCCTACTTGCAACGCCAACGCTGTGAGTCTCAATCGTCCTATCTGCCAACTTCATCTTTATTCTCCAAAAGTGTTATCGTTCCTGTGATGGCTCAAGTATATCATCGGCAAACCGTCTTGTCAAGCTCCAGTTTTCTTTTCTCGTCTGTCGGCTATTATTTTAAAGCCTATGGCTATGTCTATCAGACCCAAAACTTTTAAAAAGACCACTGGCAACGTGAATGTCATTCCCCCAACCAGTATGCAGAGAAGTCCCATTATCCAGACAACAAGCTTGGGCATCCAAGAAAATAATGAAAGAAGATAACTTAATGGCCCTATAATTAGCACAGATAAAAAAATTATTGATACTAGTAGAGCTAAACTAGCCATTAGTATTGATCTTCGTCACTGTCTGCATCATAATCAGACTGATAATCTTCTGCCTGATCATATGGAGTCCAATCCTCATTTTCCTCCTCGTCATCTATGTCTACATCATTCATGTCATCCATATCTGAAATTAGAATGGTGAATGTATTTAAAATATCTATTGCTTGATCAATCTTATTTTCTAAGGTCTTAATCTTATTCTCAATATTTTTGATGCTTTTCTTAACCTCAGTAATATCTTTAGTTAAATGATTATCCATATTATGAATTTCTTTATTGCTTTTCATTACTTCTCTAATTACATCATCAATATTTTTAGACATTTTGGCCTCTTTATTTTAGGCGTTTATATTCTTTAATATCACCATTCTCAACGATCTTTTTATCTTCATATGGTTCAGCTACTCGACGATAATATTCTTGCTTAATATTCTCTAATACACCAGTAATCATAGCGATCTTAGAGTATGAAGCATCTCCCATAATACCACCTAATATTCGAGAAAAACAATAATTAATTTTCCCTAAAAGCATCATTGTCTGATGGTCGGTTAAATTTTGTTGTTGACAAATTTCTCCATCCAGAGAGCATCTTAAAATAAAAACAATACTATCTATATTTTGATCTAGTATTTTTCGATCTTCTTCTTTAATATATGGCATTTTTATATACTCTTTTTAAGGATAGTTAAACCGTTATTATTTTTAAGGCGCAAATCATTGACCCACGCAGTATTAATCTCTAAAAACTCATCAATAGCTTTTAGTAGTCCAATCTGTTCTGTTTCGCCATGAACACCAAATGTCTCAGTGTCATGCAGCACAATAAACTTAGAAGTTTTTGGCGCATGTAATGCTAGTTCAGTCTTAAGCTGATCGTAATTGTGAAGCGTGTCGATAAACAGTAGTTCTGTAGGTTCTATTGATATTTGTCTTGTATCTCCAACAATAAAGCTATATTCTGTTGCTGGGGCTAGGGGGTGGATATGTGAAGTGTCAACGTACACAATATCGTACGATATCATCTTTTTGGGTCTAGATGCCAATAAGGCATAAGTAGAAACAATTCCTCTTACTCCCATTTCAGTAATATGATTAACTTTATCTCCATATTCTCTCAATACTGGAAGGTGTTCATTAATATCAGATTTAGTTCTGCACTTTTCGTAATATATCTCATCTAAAGTCATTATTCACCACATTTACAGTTATATCTTAAACAATACGAACACTTAGGGCCAGGATCAGTATTTCCAAAATAATTAGCGTATCCATCCCAAGTTTCTTTACCAGTATCAATACAAACTAACTTTCTTTTTCCTTCTCTTATGATATATCCAAGATTAGCACAATGACAGTCCCAAAATTTTAACTTTGTTGTATCGTAAATAGTATCGACTAGTCTTTGTATTTTCCATGATTGTACATTTGTGTTAGTGGGTTTAGCTAATTCTGTAATATAGCCCCACCCACTTATTTGTTCGGGAAAGAACGGCTCA